CGGGGGCGCGAGTTCGCGCCCAGGGTCAACATCTTGCTATCCTTCCATGCGCCCCGCTTGCGTTTGTGGGCAGGGCACTGGCGGGTTACCCGAGCGGCCAAAGGGGGCTGACTGTAAATCAGCTGCGCAAGCTACGGGGGTTCGAATCCCTCACCCGCCACTGAGCACGAAAACCCCCTCGCCGGGCATCCGGGAGGGGGTCTTCAGTTGCTCACCTAAGCCGAAGCCTAAGCCGAGGCCCGCCAACACGCAGGCGATCATGGCGCGCAGACACCGCACCGAGGATGCCGCGAGACATAAGGTGTTGCGGGGTTCGAGTCCCCTCAGCTCCACTTGTATCATGCCTGGTAATCGCCAGGTTTCCCGCACCACTTTCCGCCGTGGGCACACGCGATGGGCACACCGACCGCCAACGCCAGCCCATGCATGTGACGAATCCGACACGATTCTTCACGTGTGGACTTGCGCCGGTCATGAATCATGTCCTATACTGAATTCATCAGGGAAGCCCAGCAGGGCCTCCCGGAACCCGAAGGGAAGAACGATGAGCATCATCGATGATCTGAAGATCAGCACCGACGAGACCACCGTCAACCGCTACCACCAGCTGCGTCGGGCGGGCCGCCTGTCTGAGGCGCAGATTCGCTACGCCGAGGACCTGATCGCCAAGGGTGGTGACGCGGAGGCGAAGGCCGAGGTGGTCGCACGGATCGCGGCGAGCCGTCCCGGTGGCGCCCTGTATGAGGCGAAGAAGGCCGAAGCGGCCTCGAAGGCGGCACCCAAGGCTCAGTCCGCGCGCCAGGCAAAGATGCAGGCCGAGTATGAGGCGTGGGTGGCTGCTGGCCGCCCCGCGAAGTGAAGGAGTCGATGATGGAGTCCCTGGACAGTGCGGCCCTGCGTGATGAGTTTGCGCGTGACGCTCGACGTAATGGTGCGGCGTATGGCGCGTACACCGCCGCGGAGGTGCTGGTGGCGCGTGAGACGCTGGGCTTGACTCGGGCCGCGCTCGGTGACGCGTTGGGCGTGACGGAGCGTGCTGTGGCGCGGTGGGAGGATGGTCAGCGCGCGATCAGTGACGAGTGTGCGACTGGCCTGGACGCGTTGATGGAGCGTGCCGAGCGTGAGGTGCAGGCTGTGGTGCGTGCGATGCAGGACGCGCCTCAGCGTGACCGGCGTCTGCTGGTGTACCGGTCGGATGCGCACCTCGCGGCGTCGGGTGGTGAGCCTGGACGGACGGCGGGATGGACGCGGGCGATTGCGCGGCGTGTGCAGGACCGGTTCGATGGGCAGGTCGATATCGACTTCATGCCGTGATCGTTTGTCGCTTAGTAAACGACAAAAGCCGCCCCGCCGACTCCGTGATGGAGTGGCGGGGCGGCTTGTGTGTGTGCGGGCGCTAGGTCGGGTAGAGGCGTCCTGTGGTGGACGCAGGGGTGCTGTTGTGTGCGCCGTTGACGACGATGCCTGGGGTGGCGGCGAGGGTGGATGGTGTGACGCCTGGCCCGATGTTGACCCATGCGGTGATGGCCATTAGACGGCCCACGCAATCGCTGGGAGGCAGCGGTTGGAAATCGTGTTGTTGGCTGATGCGCCTACCGCAATCACGCCCGGGCCGGTGCTGCCGCTACTGATTGTCGGGAAGGCACGATAGGTGCGGGCTTCGCCGTTGATGGTCGCGACCTGGATGACGGATGTGGCTCCCGCGTCGCCTGGATGGACGACGACCATGCTGTTCAGGACGAATGGCTCCACGCCGGGAGCCGCGCAGGGGATGGGGTACACGGGGGCCGTGGTGCCGTCCTCTGACAGGGTGGAGCCTGTGGAGGCGTTGTTGCCGTTGACCGCATAGGGCAGCATGACGGGGGCGTAGACGTTCTGCGCGGACTTCGCAGAGCCGCTGGTTCCATCATGCCCGATCACGTGGAAGAAGCTCTGTCCGCCGAATCCAGCGATGACGAGCGCGTCGCCTCGGTAGGTGCCGTCGGTGTTGCAGGCGCGGGCTATGGTGAAGCCGCCGAGGTGGCCAGCGAGGTTGCCGGTCGCTGGCCACAAGGCGATGCTGAATGATGATCCGTCGCCGGACGCGTAGGAGGGGTATTCGGTCGAGGATGCGGTGGCTGGCGTCGGTGAGGCGACGGTTGCGGCCAGGAGGGTGTTGCCGGTGATGGTGCCCGCCCCGTCACTGGCGGTGCCGACCGTGAGGCGGAAGTCCGCGCGACCGGCGGAGTTTCCCGTCCCGTAGTCGATGCGGAAGAAGATCGGGTGTGTTGACTGGAGGGCGTCGTTGAAACGCCACACCTCATAGTTCGTCCACGTGTTGATTCCGGGCACGGATGCGGTGGAGATGGTCAACTGGCCGGTATCGGCTGTTTGGACTAGGCCGATGGCGGCGAGGGCGTCGTGGATGCCTTGGATCCACTTGCGCCATTCGGTCGCGGTCGCTCCCGTTTGTGCGCTCATCCACGTGAAGGTTGAGATGGTCATGGTTTACGCCTCCCGAAGTTGCATGGTGATGGTGGTCGCGTCGCCATCAACGCTGTAATACAGGTCTGTTTCGCCCACGGCTCGGACGTCGTGAATGGGTGCACCGTCATCAGTGGTCGCGTCGGGTGCGACGTACTCGTACACCAGGTCCGCGCCGCCCGTGTAGGGGGTGGTGATGGGGCGGTCGGCGTCGGCGGTGCGGCCATCAGCGGTGCGATACACGCGGAATCGGCACGGGCCGCTGTAGGTGATGGTGTAGATGACGTACTGTGCGGGGGCTTCGAACGTGCCGTCACCCATCGCGTCTGTGAGGGTGACAGTGGTGGGGGTGGGCGGGAAGGAACTGCCGCCGCCGGTTTGGTTCACCCATTGCGTGTCGAAGTCCGCGCTGGATGCCTTCGCGAGGACTTGACCGGTGGAGCCGCCTGCGGGGACACCGGATTCCGTATCAGCCTTGCCACTGAGCGCCGCCTGGACGTCTGTCGAGATCGGCTTGTCAAGGTCTGACGTGTTGTCCACATCGCCCAGGCCGACTGCAGTCTTGGTGAGTCCCGCTGGTTGGACTGCTGTGTCCGCGAGCGCGCCCTGCGCTGCGGTTGCGAACGCCGAAGCATCCTCCGTGGCGGCGGTGCCGAGCGACGCCGCGTCGGCCTTGGCCGCGAGCGCCGAACCGAGGCCGGTCACGTCTTCGATGGTGTGTGTGTGCGCCTCGGGCGGGAACTCGGTGGGCTTGTCGGTGAGGTCGTCCCAGGACGACGCGCCGCCGCTGGCCGGGTCGGTGTATACCAGTTCACCGTCGAGGGTGGCGAGGGTCTTCCCGTCCGGCTGCGCGGCCGGGTCGGGGACGTGCGAGTCACCGTCCGCGCCGTGGAGGGAGGCGAGCCATTCGGCCTCAGTCCCGGTGAAGCCATTCTCGACGGCGACGTCGTAGGCAGATGCGCCAGCAGCGCCAGGGTTGCCCTTGCCGCCTGCCGGGCCTTGCGCTTCGAGGACGACGGCAGGCTCAACGGCCTGCTCGCGGACAACAACGATCTCGCTCACGCGTCGCTCCTTGTCACGTCAGGCTTCACGGCGACGGGGCCTTTCGCGTAACGCGTGACCTGACCGTCTGGCGCGACCAGCTCAAGGTCATACACGCCTGCGGACCGGTCGTTCCACGCCTCGGCCTCGGTGGTCGCGGCGGGGAGGACGAGCGTGACTGTCGAACCGGTGTGTTCCGTCCCGGCCGTGTCGGTGACCGTCACGTCGTCTTCGAACACGACGCGGGGCCCGTTCACGGTGTCGGACGTGAACTCGATCCACACCTCACCGCCGACGCTGTCACGAATCTGTGCGCGCCCCGACCAGCCGTCCGCGGCGAGGTCGCCATAGATGGAGTGGTCGGTGAGGAATCCGTTCACGGTGTCGGCTCCCTGCGGGATGATCCACTTGCGGGTCACCTTCGCGTCGTAGCCGGCTGGGGGAATCTCGACGGTCACGCTCGCCTCCTACGGTCAGTCGGTTTCGGGCAGTTCGTAGGCGGGGGTGGGGTCGCCGCCCAGTTCGGCCTCGTTCCACGTGCCGTCACCGGCGGGCGGGTTGTCGAGGTCGAGCGGGGGAAGGGGCACCTCGGCGGGCGTGCCAGGGATTCCCTCCACGGCCGCGATCACCAGCGTCGAGAGGGCCGACCCGCCAGCGGCGAGCAGCACTGCACGCCAGTCCACGTCGGTGAGCAACGCAGCCGACGCGGTGGCCGCGACAATCATCTGACCAAACTGGCGCAGCGCCTTCATGAACGCTGCGGCCGCCCACCCGTGCTCATTGACGTCAGGCAGGGAGATGAGTGCGGTGGCGATGGCGATCACGACGGCCAGGCCGACAGTGAGTGCGGCGATCTGCCACGTGCCAGCCGGATCATTGACGAGGCCGGGGATGAACGGCACGACGGCCGCGAGTGCGGTCTTGAGGATGACCCTCAAGATGGATTGGATGAACGCGATCATGCTGGGGTTCCTCTACTTTTCGAGGAGCGCGGACCAGGTGCCTTCGCCGACGATGTAGTCGGCGTGGCCCTTCCCGTCTCCGGTGTTGTACTTCGCTTGGAATTGGCCGACGATCTTCTTCGTTGCCGGGCCTGCGAGGCGGTCGGGGCGGCCGTTCTTGCCGACGAGGCCTGCGGGTCCGTAGCCGTGGGCGAGCAGGAGCGCTTGGAGGCGGCCGACGTCGGCGCTGGTGATGGCACGCTTGTGTGCGTTGCGCAGGTCGAGGATTTGCAGGTTGGCCTTCACGGTGACCTCCTTGGCGGTCGGCTTGGGCTTGGGGGCGGGCTGAGGCTTGGGGGTCGGGGTGACGTTCGCGGCCTCACCAGCGATGGCACGGGCGCGCGTGATGATCTCGGGAATCTGGGCGATCTTCACGTCGCCGGGGCAGATTTTGCCCAGCGACCGTGACCACACCTCACCGCCTGCGACGCGGCCAGGGTGGACGTGGGAGAAGTTGCCGTCGATGCCGAGCCGGTGCGGCCCGATACCACGCGAGGTCGGCAGGGAGTTCGGCATCGCGGTCAAGGGGATGCCGTGGGTGGCGTGCGCCCAGGCGCACAGGCGGGCGAGTGCGTCGAGCTGTGCGTCGGTCCACGGCTCACTGTTGGGGCTGCGCAAACCACCCTGCGTTTCCACACCGATCAGGCGACGGTTGCCCATGTACGCGGTCCCTGCCCGGTAGCGGGTGTCGATCTGTTGGCAGATGGTGCCGTCCTTGCGCACATAGAAGTGCGCGACGGTGCCGGGAGCGTAGGAGGGGTAGGCGGATTCGGATACGGCGACGTGGAGGACTACGCCGTCGTAGCGCTCCATCGGCGTCGTATATCCGGCAACGATGCGGTCGGTGAGGGCGTGCGGCATTATCGCCATGGCAGGTTCCTCCAAGGCTTGGAGTTGGTTTGGGGATGCGAAAGCCCCGCACGCTGGCGGGGCTGGGGGTGGGGGCGGTGAGGCTTAGGCGGTCGTGTCGCGGCCGTCAACGTGCTTCGTGAAGCGGCGCTCCAACGTGCGCACGGCACGCAACAGTTCGGCGATGTCCTTGCGCATCTCGCCGATGTCGCCGCTTTGACGATCCATGCGCTCAGCCAAGCCATCCATGTCGTCGCGCAGATTCGTCGAATGCGTGTTCGCCACCTGCTCGTGAATCTCCGACTGCTGGCGGCGAGACTCGGCACGCTCCTTCTTCGCCTTGTGACGCAGGGGCCAGCCGATGCCGAGCGCCGCGACCGTGATCGCCGTGATGGTCGTGAGTACCGCGACCACGATGTCTTTCGCTGACGTGACAATCACGTCCGTATGGTCGGCGGCGGTGAGCAGTGTGTACATGAATCCCTCAGACGTGGTTGGTGGTCACAGCCCCGTTTGGCGCTGCCGTAAAGATGGGCCGCCCGCATAGCCGCCGTGCTGACGTTGACGAAGCGGCGGACCGCCAGTCACACCCGACAGCACTTGCCGTTGACGCAGTGACGGCGCGCCCGACGCATCCTTCGCATACCGAAAGCTCGGCCACACGACGGAGGCGTACAGGTCGATGAGGCTCACATCGACGGTGCGGTCCCCGGAGCCACCCATCACGTCGAGGGCGATGAGGACCGGGAAGTGATTGCCGCCCTCGTCGATGTCGGTGATCTCGAGTTCCACGGTCGCGGAATCGTCGACGGCGCTGTGGATCGTGTCCCAGCCGGTGGGGGCACCGGTCTCGGCGTCGATGACGCCGTAACGCCACGTGGAGCCGTCCAGGCCAGGCTTCGACCACCCGTTCTCGCGAGCGCTCACCTTCACTTGCGCGTAGAACGGGTCGACCGAGTCGGCCGCGAGATGGAGCCTGGCACGGTACTTCGTGAAGATGCTCGGGCGGCCGCGAGATGACAGGCCAACGTCGAGCGGCGCTGGTTCGTCCTCGTCCTCAAACTGGATCATCGTCCAGCCGTCAGCGCCAGCAAACGCGGGATGTGTGGCGTTCACGAACTGTGTGAAGCGGATCTGCTGCGCGATGTCGCGCGCATACGTGGAATAGCCCGACGAGTCCCGCACGGTACGCAAATACAGGGCGTTGAGGTTGTTGGTCGACTGCGACCAGTACGCCAGCCACCCGCGCGAACTCGCAGAGCCAACGCCAGGGAAGGAGCCGGTGAACGCGTCGTCATAGTTCGGGCCAGCCACAAGCGTCGGAGCCTCAAGACCATCGACCATCGGGTCAAACCAGTACTCGCCAAGCGACGACACTTTCCACGCCGCCGGGGCAAATACGGCGCGGCCCGGATACTCACCCGCCGAGCCCGTGAACCACTCCGAGAAGATCGGCATCAGTCGCCCGCTCGACCGTAGAAGCGGCCCCACGCGTAGCAGTCGGCCGCCGTCATCATCGCCACCCACACCCACGGGGCACGGGCCGAAGCGAACTCCCACGACGCGTCATCGACCAGGCGGCCAGTGACTGGCACGGCACGTGCGCCCGTGTGATTCCAGTACGTCTTAGGCCAATACCCGGCAGGCTGATCCCTCCAGCCCCACGCCTGCAACAGTCCCTTGTCTTCGAGGCTGTCGTCTTCCCACGGGTCTTCGTCTGCTGTCAGCGGATCGCCAACCCACGCCAGAAGCTGTGCGGCGGTGACGGGCTTGCCGAACACGGCAAGGCTGAACCGTGTGGGACTACTCGTGTACCAGTCGGTGCGCACCACGGTGCCGAAAACTCCCAACGGAATGCGGCGCACGTCCCACAGTCCGCCGTTGACGGCATGCTTAGGCATTCGGCCACCCGGCGATTCTGCGTCGAACGTCGCGCGGTCCGTCTGCACGGCGCCCTTCAGGAGCCTGTTGATGGCGAGCTTCGCTGGATCGGTAGCGTTCCGATCCGCGGTTGCCATCGCCTGGACTGTCGGATAGTCGCGGGCCTTCGAGTCCACGGTGATCCGCACCTGCTCGCTGGCGACATCCACTTGCGTGACGTGAAGCAGCAGGTCTTGGCCGTGGATGCCACGCACCTTCACGTTCATGCCCTCACGGATCGCGAAGCGCGACATCTGCGGCGGGTCCATCGTGAACGTGATCGACCCAGCCCATCCTGGCGTGATCGAGCGCGCCAGCATCTCACGAATGATGGGCGTGGCCTGCGCCTTCGTGTAGCCCTGGCCGAAGTTCACCTTGTCTTCGATGCGCAGAATGCTCGCGTCATAGGCCGAATTCGCGCCGAGGTCATCGCCGTCAGGGCCGAGGCGGCGCGGCTCCACCTTCGGCGACGACGCGAGCGGCGCAATGAACGCACCGTCAAGCGTGCCAGTGTTCGCGCCCGTGTCAAACGTCGCGGCCCACGTTTGCGGGCCGATCACGCGGTCCCTGAGAATGCCCAGCCGCTCCTGCATCCTGCCGCACGCGTTGGCGTCCGACTGCGAGTAGTAGCCATCGACGGGCAGGCCCATCTTCGCTTCCCACACGCTCACACCGTTGCCGGTGTCCGTGTCGGCGTCACGCATGCCGACAGTGATCCAGCGCGACGGGCTCGCGAAGGGGTATCGCGGCGTGTCGTCAGGATGCCAGTTCGGGTACTTCCAGTTCATCCACCGACCACCGTCGGGCGCGACGCCCTCCGCGTAGATCGCGTTCGTCCAGTCCGTCGAATCGGCCTGGATGTCAACCGTGATGCCGCGCTGGCCAAATCGCACATCGACGTCCACCGTGGTGGTGTTCTTGCGTGCCAGCACCGGAGTGCGCTCAGCGCACGTGACCGTCCACTGGCGGCCATCCTTAAGCGCCGTCGCCAGCAGCTCCTGCACAAAGCCCGTCATGGTCGGCTCCCAGCCGCCAGCGACTGAGCGAGCGATGCCCGTCGTCACCTTCGCCATCTTCTGGGTGCGGCGAGAAATCGCGCCATTCATGATCGCGGGGATGAGCGTGCCGATGTCCTGTGGCGCAGTAGAAGTGGACGGCTTGCGCAGCTGATAGTCCGACGCGTGCACCACACCGATGCAGTCCAGCCCCCAATGCCCAGTGTCATCGCTCACCGACGTGCCGGTCACGACGCCCTCCCACGCCGACTGCACCGTCTCGGAATCGATGAGCAGGTATTGGATGGAGACGTTCGCGCCGGGCTTCGCCCATGCGGGAATCGCCACCCACGGCGTGATTTGCGGCAAGTCAATGCGTGCCGAACGCGGGCCAAACGGCTCCGAACGGGTGTACATCACTGACGGCAGTTCGGCGCCCAAATAGGCGGTGATGTCCACACCCTCGGCGACGACACGGCGATACGCCCACGGCGCATCGGTGCGTGCAGTCGGCTGCCACGCGTCCATGTCCACACGGCCATCCACAATGACCGGCGCGGGCATGGTTTCTGACACGTGGCGAATCGGCGCTACGCCATCCGGTGCGAAGTCCGCATCGGGCCACGACGGCGGCTCCTGTGAGCCAGCAGAGTCGCCAGGATCGGGCAGGGTCGGCTCGTCAATGTCGCCCACCGTGATGACGCCAGTGGCGTTGATTCCCCACGATGTGGCGCCCTCGACGCCAACCGACGGATATACGAGCGCGGCGATGGCCTGTGCGGTATCCACGGCCGTCTCAGCATCGACGGTAGTGTCGTCAAACTCCCACACGCCGAGCAGTCCGCCCGCCGTGGGGGGCAGGTACATTGTTGCGGCGGCGGGCGTGGAGCCAGCATCGCCGGTCGCGATGACGCCGTGAACGTTTGTGGCGACAATCGTCTCGCTCGAAGTGCCAACGAGGGCGAACACGACCACGCCAGCACCAAGCGCAGGCACGAGCGGCACCGCGCTCGCGATGTATGTGTCATCAACCTGCGCCGCAACGAGGGAGTTGGCCGATACGACCAGCAGGCCGAGCGGGCCAGTCAGGAGTGCCGAGTTTGATGCGGCCGACAGGTCAGAGAAGGCGAGAAAGATTGCATGATCGCCGGACGGTGCAAGCGTGGTGTCACTCGTGAGCGTGGATGCTCCATCGGCGGTGGCACGAGGGATCAGATGCCCCCCAGCAAATGCCGTCACGGGGTGCGGGACGGTGTTCGGCACCATCTCCACGTCGCCGAACGCGACAGTGGAGAACGCAGCACTCGGCGGGGTGAGCAGCCGCGTGGCGTCACCCAGATTTAGCGCGGTCACGGCGCCACATACTCCGACAGCAAGTCGCCCGCACGAGCCGTTAGCGGATCACCCTCAGAGGGCGTCTGCGCGAACGTCACCGCAATCGGTGGCCACACCAGATCGCCGTCGCTGAGCGCCGAGAACAGGCCGAGCGCGGCCACGTCGCCAATGCCTTCCGGCGCAAGGCCAAGATCGACGTCCAGCACGTTCACTGTCGCCGACCCGTCAGAATCGAAGTGGTCGCGCGACACTGACAGGCCGGTCATGGCGACCAGCTCGCCGTCGCCGTCAATCCAGCCCGGCCACAGTTCGGCAGGCAGACCAGCCCACGCGGACTGCACCAGGCTCGCGCCATTCGCGAAATCAACCATCAGGAGCCCTCCACAACGGCGCGTGAACACGGAATCGACAGCACGTACTCATGACGGCCGCGCGCAACCTGGAAGCCGTCAAGGCCAGAAGCGAGCGAGATGTCGGCGGGCTCGCAGTCATACACCGTGTCCTCGCCCTCGATTGACTCGGTGAGCGTGAACGAGAATTGCGACAGGGCGCTGAACAGCGACTCGGCGTTGTCGCGCGCCGCCTGCCAGTCCTCACCAAGCACCCGCACCACGCCCGTGAGCGTGACAGGGCCGCGAGTGGCAGAAATCAGCCGCCGCCCAGACTGGTACGGGCCATCCACGACCACGCGCGACACTTCCTGGATCGGCGGGTTCCACTCCACGATCTCGAAAGCTTCATGGTCGTTGATCTCGAGCGCGGTGCTCGGCGTGGATACCTCAATCGACAGCGAAAACAGGTCGCCCATCAGCGGCCTCCCGACTTCCGGTTAAGGCGATCCAGCGCATCCAGGCCGGGCTGGCCAGGGTTGGCGAAGTACGCGTTGTGGATGACCGTGGGGGCCTCCGAGCGGTGTGTGGATGAGACGGGCACCGTGACAACCTGGGGCGCGGCGGGGGCGATGGTGCCACCGTCCCGGTAGCCCTTCACCGCGACGGCAGCCATGACGGCGCGCACGTCCTGGCGGCGGATCGCGTCCATCGTTGGAGTGCCCCAAAAGCGGTGCGCCGCGGCCGTCTGCATGTACTCGTTGGGCGAGGCCATGATCGGGATGTTGTCCGACATGTCCGACCCGATCCCGATGATGGGGCCGCCGAAGCCATACCGGCGCGGCACACCGCCACCACCGCCACCACCAACGACACGGCCAGCACTCGACGCTGAGCCATAGTTGCTGTTGTAGGCGTCCGTGGCGACGTGCACCGTCACCCGGTCGGCCTCGATCTTTTGCTTCCAGTCCCAGTACTTCTCGTTGGCGGCGTGGAAGTCGATGTCGGGCTGAATCTCAGGCGCGAGGCCAGCCTTCGTCAGGCCCAGCGAGAACTCGTTGTTCGCGGCCTCGCCCTTCTCACCCCACAGTGCGACGATCTTGTTCCACTGCGCGTCCGTCGCGCCCGCGAGCGCGTCAAGCACTGGCGCTGACGACTGGCCCTGCGCCGCCAACTCGTTGAGCATCGCGCGGGCATTGCCTTGCAGATACTGCGGCGTGTCCGTGTTGATCCGCTCGGCCAAGGTGTTGACGTTGTCTTGCCACTCCTTCTGCGCCTTGACCTGGGCCTCGAGCTGCTTGATGAGGTCCTTGATCTTGACGGTCGTGCCGTCGTAGTAGTCCTCCCACGAGTCCTTCGCGGACTTCGTGGCGTCGGCGGTGGATTGAGCCAGATCCTTGTTCTTGTCGATCACGGCCTGGTAGGCGTCGGGCAGCGAGATGAATGACGAATTCGCGCCTTCGATGGCGTCGGCCCAGTCGTCGTATGCCTTCTGGGCGGCGGCGATGGCTTCCTTCTGCTCCTCGGTCAGTTCCACAACCTGCTGGCCGGACTGTGCGGCCAACTGCTGCTGGTTGTCCACCGCCGCGAGTGCTTCACGGTAGGCGGGCATCAGTTGGTTCAGTTCTTCGAGGGTGCCACCACCGGCCTCCCACTGTTGGCGCAGGACGTCGAAGCGCTGGGCGGCGATGTCGGCGTGGCCGGAGTTGACGAGGTTGGCGAGAGCCTGGCCGATGAGGTCGATCTGGTCGATGGCTTCGGTGCGGCCCGTGTCGCCGTGGCCGAACGTGTGGCCGCGCACCCAGCCGCGGATGTCCTGAATGCGGTCCATCAGCGACGGGTTAGTGATGCGGTGCGCCGCATCGGCCATGTCGTTGATGTTGCCGGTCAAGCCAAACGTATCGTCCGAGATGCCGTCGAACACGCTCGAGATGTCTGTCATCTTCAGCAGGGCCGACGTGGTTTCCTCCACGCCAACGGTGACGTGCTTGTTCATCGACTCGAAGGCAGACGTGAGGGCCGTGACGCCCACCAGCAGCGCCGTCGCGAAGCCGCCACCCTTGGCAAGCTTGCCCATCGACAGGCCCACTCGCGAGAGCGCCGCATTCGCCGCGAGGAGGCGGGGCGCGAGCAGCAGGAAGCCGCCGCCAAGGAGGGAGATCGTGGCCGTCAGGCCCACCGCGGCGGCGATGGTGCGCTTGAGTCCGTCCGGCAGGCGCTGGAAGCCACGCATGGCGTCCGCGAGGTTGTTCAGCCAGCCGACCAGCGCACCGCCGCCCTTGGGGTCAACGAGCGGGGCCGCCAACTCTGACGCGAGATCACGCCATGCGGCCTTCACGCGGTCAAGGGCGCCGACGTAGGTTTGCTTGACGTTCGCGGCGGCGCCGCCAAACTTCGCCTGCATGCCATTCACCAGCGGATCCCAAATCTGACCAACTGGAATGCCGCCAGGCTCGGATGCCATATCTCGAATCTGTGCGGCCGTCTTGCCCATCTCGTCGCCAATGAGCTTGGCGGCGTCGATGCCGTAGTAGCCGAGACGTTGCAGGGCGTCGCCCGAGAGCCTGCCCTCTGAGTTCATTCGAGACATGATCTCCGCCAGGGCGGCGATCTGTTCGTTGCTCCCGCCCATGGCGGCAACAGCGTTCTGGATAGCGTCAAGCGTTGGGATGACGTTCTTTGCCTCCACGCCAAACCCAAGCATCTGCTGCTGGGCGGTGATGAACACCTGCTTGGCGAACGGCGAGTTGCGCGCGAAATCGTCCAGCTTATCCATCTGCGCGTTAGCCGACTCTGCCGACCTCAACAATGTCGTGAGCGCCGCACGAGATGACTGCTGAAGCGTGTTGTACGCGATGCCCGTATTCAGCAGCGCCGTCGCCAGGCCAGCCACCGATGCGCCATAGGCGACCAGTACAGCGCCGGACCGCTGCCACGCCTCACGGTTGACCTCAGCCGACCGGACCATGCGGCCCATCGATGTCTCGATCTTCTGACCGTTGCGGTCAATGTTGCTCGACGCGTCACGAGTCGCATCAGCGGCCTGCGCCATCTGACGCTTGAAGTCCGCGACCTCAGCACGCAGGTAGACGGAGATTGTCCGGTCTGCCATAGCGGAAACCTCCCGGCGTGAGTAACGTAGGCCCGCATGGGGACACTGATTGTTTTCGTTGTCGTGCTGGTCGCAGCGTTCGGCGTCATCATGGGATGCGCGCTGCTGAACCTCGAGGGCCGCGATAAGCGCGACGCCGCCACGCGAGCGGGGCTTACGACTCAGGCGGACAGTGTGCTCGACGGTCTATTCGACGGGCGGCCAGTCGTGACATTCACCGCCAGCAAAGCGACACTCGCGCGCGAAACGCTCATCGAAGGGGCTGGGATGCGCGGTTACGCGCTCACGTCAGAAACGCCGCGCCCCCAGTCCATCCGAGACGAACGCGACCTGGTGTTCACGAAAACTCAGTAGCCCCATCGTTGGGCGGCAACTCGCCCGTGAACTCGATGAACCACTCCGTGCCAGGTGCGACCTCGCCCGCGTTCTTGCGGGCCTTCTCAATCACCTCTAGCGCGAAGTCCTGCCGCTGGACCGCGCGGAACCAGCCCATGTTGTTCGGGTCGCGCGTCAGCCACGCCGGATAGCCGCTCGATGTGAGCGACGCCTCAAACTCCGCCAGGCCCTCCATGAGGCCACGATTGAGGGCCGACAGGCGCAAGTAGTCCTCGGGAAGGATCGACCAGTCGCGAGCGGCTCGCAAGGCGCGAACTAGGCCGGGCCGAGACCAGAGTTCGCGTCCAAGAAAGGGGCGTCAGGCTCAGCCCCCAACGTTGACACCTCGTTCAGGGCCTCCACGAGGATGCGGCGCCATGCGTCGTTCGCCTCGAACAGCTGCGTTAACTCGTCAACGCTCAACGCCGGCTCAGCCACGCCGCCGTCAGTGCCAAGGACGCGGGAGCGCTCCGACCCGGCGAACGCAAACCGCTCCACTGCAAACGACAGGGCCAGCGACTCCCGCTCGGTGGTGTTCTCAAGGAGTTTCTGCGTCCACTCGTCACGCTCGGCCTCGAACCGCTCCGTGCGCTCCTTCGTCGCGCCGCGACCCACCGGGCGAGGCGGGTCAGGGATCGGCAACTGGGCATCGATCTGGACGCGGATCGGCTCGGTCAGGCGCGCCACCGTGATGTCGGCGCGGGATGCCACGAGGCGAGCCTTGGCGGCATCCCACCGCTGGCGAACATCATCAGTCAGATCGCCGTCGCGTGTCGCGTCAATCTCGGCGCGGATCGCCGCCAACTCGTCATACGCGGCCTGGTCGGCATACAGCGAGATCGTCTTGCGCCGGATGGTGCCGGTCGCAAGGAATTCTGAAAGCAGGTCACTCATTTCACTCTCCCGTAGATCCCGTAGATGTTGCGGCCCCGAGGGGCCAACCCCCCACCAGCGCTACGGGTCGCCAGCGGGGGGCTGGGTCTTGGGTCAGGAGCCGGACACGATGAAGCAGTTCTTCGCGAAGCGCTTCACGGTCAGCGGCACGACGTCCTTGTGGTAGCCGTCGCCCGAGTTGTTGCGCGGGCTGTCGGTCTCGACCTCGAAGTAGTCGTACTCGTCGCCGACCTCCCACGGGTCTGTGGCCTTCTTGCCGCCGCGACGGATGGTGAGGAAGCCGCGCTTGCCGCGCTGCTTGTAGTCCTGGAACTTGTCGGACTGGATGTCGATCTGCCCGCCGTCCGACTGGGTGTGGTCGAACTGGCGCACAAACGTCAGCTCGCCCGACGCGTTCTTCTTCGTGAACACCTGCGCGGCGCTGGACTCATCGAGCACGCGCTCGGGCAGGGTGTCGGACGCGGTGGCGTCCAGGTTCAGCGGCGACAGCAACTGGTCGGAAAGGTACACGACGTCGAGCGCCGTAACTTCCTCGAGGGTGATCGCCTCGATGTCTACCGGGGCGCTGGTGAGGTCAACGACGCGAGTGTCGTCGTCGGCGACTTGGCGAAAGGCCATGATTGCTCCTTGGGTGGGCCGCGCCGACGGCGCGGGTGGATGGGTTGCCCGTAGTTCCACGCGTCGCGCGCGGAAGAATGAAGCGGCTAGGAGTCGGAATCGCCAGTTGGCGCGGCGTCGTAGCGCATCAGGTCGGTGCAGTAGATCGGGTGGCCAGCGCCGGGAAGCTTCACTGAGCGATCCACGGACGGCGGCGCCTGGCTTGCACGCAAAGTGATGCGGCCATGCCAGCCGGCTGGGCGCACATACGCGCGATCCAATGCGTCGCGCACGTCAGCCACCATGTCACGCAACTGCTCATCAGACTCCGCGACGTACATCACCTGGAAGTAGTCGCCGATGGGCTGCTCGCCGCCCATCGTCAAGGCGCGACGCATGAACTCCGGCGCGATGATGACCACGTAGGGAGCCTCCGGCAGGGGATTTGGCGCCTCCGTGCGAAAGCATCCGATGCCGCTCGGGATCAGCGCCTCGATAGCATCCAAGTGCACGCTCATAGCACGTCATCCAGCAGGTCTGACAGGGCGGCCTCGAAGTTCTTGGCCTCGTTGTCAAGCGCGATCTGCGGGTCCGGCACTGTGGGTGTGCCACGACGGCCTGGCGAGGGGAAGATCGCGATGTTTGCCAGTGCGGCAGGGGATTGCGAGCCGGTCGTGAAGTCGGATTCGTTGAAGGCGACTCGATCCCGACCGGCAGTCGTGCGACGCTTCCCAGTGACACCACGAACATCCTTATTCGGGCCGATCTCCGCCTCGATCACGCCATCGCCCATGAACGATTCCTGGCGGATGTCGTAATCCACTGTGTGCGCGACGGGCTTGAAGTGCACGGATCGCTCAAAGTTGCCAGCGATCTCATCCTTGATGTTCTGGGCGCCCTTCTTCACAATCGGCACCACATGACGATTCAGCTGCTCCGGGACGGCGCGCATGTCAGCGGCCAGCGTCCGCAACTCGGACGCATCAAAAGCGGGCTTGGCGGTCATGCCGTCACCTCCTCGATGGGGAAGCGTCGGGCCGTCGCGAGAGACTTCACGCTCGGACCAGCGATACGGAACACGCGGCCCACGAGCGCCGGATCAAGTCGGGACGCCGTGATGGTTACCACATCGTCGGCGGCGAAGTCTGGCGCCGAGATCGGCACATGCAGGTGGTAGCGGATCAGCGTGTACGTGTGGCCGCCAGCAACAGCGGTCTGCTCGTACGCCTCAAACGACTGCACCTTGCACTTGCCCACATACACCGACTGCTTCGTGTCGGCGTGCTTGCGAGTCGCCGGATTGTAGGTCCGACCCGTGATGCGCTCAACGGTGCACGCGTCGAGCATCAGCCGCTCGGCGGCGCGACGCCCTGCCAGGGTTGCGCTTACGGCGCTCACGGCGCCTCGCCAGTGACGACCGCGGCGCCAGCGAACCTGCCGCGCAAGCGTGCAATGGTCGCATCTGGCAGATCCATCGGGGAAACCACTTCATCGTCGCCGCGCGTGAACGACCGCTGGTAGTCGTCGATGTGCTCGGCAGAGTCGCCGCGATGGGGGTTGTAGCCGTCGTCCATCCGTGCAACACCCGCCGCCACGAGAGAGCAGACGAGATCAACCACGTCAGCGGGTGCGGCCTTGAGCCCCTGCGTATACGTGACAGTCACGACAGACGGCTCGCCTACGGAGCCCCACCCGGCATTGCGGTAGAGGCGGTTGCCCGCCCACTTGTAGTCCGTGACTGGCTCGTCGTTGATTGCCACGGCCAACACCGAACGGATGACAAATCCTGGCAAGGTGAGCGACCGGGACGGCGGCGCGAAAAGCGTGACCGTCCCGGTCGTCTCAGTGATGGAGCACCCAGCGGCCTCACGCACCGCCGCCGAGGCGGCCGACAGCAGCGCAGAAGCTGCCTCATCTGACGATGCGGCAATTCCACGCGCTTCGAGGTCGGCGAGCGACGCGAGGGCCTTGAGTGTCATCGGAGCCTGCCTTACGCGACCTTCACGGACGCGACCACGAGGCCGCTAGCGCGGACCACCTTCGCGCCGTACAGGTGCAGGCCCTTGAGGGCGTCAGCGAACCGCTTTTCGGGCTGGTACGCAACGACCTTGTTGATCTGCTCCGCGTAGGAGGTGGCGATGGGAGAGCCAGCGATGGCCACCCGCTGGGCGCCGGTAAGGACGGTGTCGGTCTGCGACGCCGCAGCCGATCCGGCCTTGTCCATGGTCGCCACCGAGCCGTCCGCGTTCACCGAAGCGATCTTCGTGCTCGAGGCGATGTTGGTGCCGGTCACGGTCAGGCCGACGTCGCCCTGCGAGAACGTTCCGGGGTCGCCCGTCAGGGTCTTCGCCGTGGTCGCCACGGCGATGCTGTCGGTGATCGCGCGGGCCGCGACAGGGGCGTTGTTCGACTTGAGAATGGTGAAGCCTGCGGCCTCACCAACCACGCCGTTGCGCAGGCCGCTGGACGTGCCAGCTTCGTTGGCCTTGATGAAACGGCTGTCGAGCAGGAGCCGACCGTAGCTGGCGGGGTCGAGTACGATCCAGCGGCCATCGGTCGGGACGTTCTGCTCGTCAAGCTTCACGCTTGCAGGCACCAGCAGGTTGTCGTAGACGTTGGATGCGGTCGTGCCGTCGATGACTCCGAGGGCCCCCGCCGCGGCACCGACCATGCGGGAAGCCACGAACTTGTCGGCGACATCCCGCAGACCAAACGCAGCGCGCTGCGTCGCCTCCGTCATGAGCCGTCCACCATCGCGCGACTGGCGACGGTCGATGTCGTCAATCTGGAAGTTGAACGCCTTCGACTGGTCGATGACGAGGGTCTGGTCCGAGTCGGTCAGCGTCTCCGGGTCGGACAGGTTGGTGTCCTTGGCGTAGTCCACGATGGTGGGGTCGGCCACCGAAGTGATGCGGACAGTGTCGCCGTAATTGGCGATTTCTCCCTCGTAGTTGCGGTTCACGCAGGGCGCACCGCCGTACACGAGAGACTTGGAGAGGACGGACAGCAGGTTCGCGGACCAGACCTCGGGGATGAACTTGGTGATCGCCATGGTGGCGCTCCTTTACTTGGTCGTGGTGATGCCGAGCAGGTCGTTGAGTTGCCCCTTGTTCTGGGCCTCCACGATCTGATCGGGGGTCATGGACGCGAGTTGCTCGCGGGTGAGCTGCGTAACCCCGGCTGCATTGCGCGCACCGGCGTCGGCAGAGCCCTGGAATCGAGTCGTGGACTCGGCTGCCAGGTACGGCTTGGATTCGATGAGGGCGCTGATGGCGGCTTCAATGGCCGCGGCATCAACATCTCCGTCGTCGTTGACCTCAAACTGCGTGAGGTCAAGGAACTTGAGCGCGTCAGCGGGGTCGGACAGTTTGCCCGTAGCGGCCGCCTTGACTTCCGCGTTGAGGATGCGCTGATTGAAGCGCTGATCGGCGGCAAGGCGAGCGTCCTGCTCGGCCTTCCATTCGGCCTCGCGGCCCTCGGCGGCGGCCTTCAATCGCTCGACCTCCGCCTTCGCGTCTGCGACCTCCTTGCGGGCGGCGTTCCGCTCTGCCTTCATCGCGTCGATGGCCTTCTTGCCAGCGTCGCCAAGTTCTGCGGGGCCAGTTGACGTGTCAGCGCCTGTCGTAGTCGAGCCGGGTTGCTGCTCGCCTGCCGTCTGACTCGCGTCGCCGCCTGCGGGGTCAGTTTCGCCAGCTTCGCCCTCGGCGCCAGCCAGGCTCAGCAGGCCGTGGCGCGCAAAAATCGTCCATCGGTTCTTCATGGGTTCTCCCGTTGCGGGTAGGCACGCGCCCCTTGCGGACGAGTGAGGTCTAGGTGATGCCGAGCCAGCCGTGGTCGCGCAGGAGACGCTCAGCGTGAGCCTTGTTCTCGGCAATCTGGAAAATTGATTCAGGCATCAGACGAGGGGCGTTGATGCGGCGGTAGCGGCCGTCCTTGGACTCGCCCATCGCGGACAGGGCACGCACGCGTGACATCTGGTGGTAAGCGACACCCCGACGCGTCGTGCCTTCCAGCGTGTACTTGACGCTCTTGCCATAGATCTGCGCCGTGCGAATGCCGCCGGTCTTGCGGTAGGCGTTGATGAGTTGGTTCATCGTCTGTGTCGGCGAGTCTTGGCCGAACTCCAACCAGGTGCGCGCGTTGGCCTTCGAGCCGAGCACTTTCGCCAGCGATGACTCGTCGAGCGAATGCAGATAGTCCACCGCGTTGACACGCATGTCCTCCGCCACGGACTCCGGCGCCGGCACGTGAATGCAGTCGCATCCAGGATGCCGCTCGAAGCCCCGGTTCATCCTGAACCACTTGCCAGCGAGCACCACGCACCGACCACATGACGGCGGAGTGAGCATCCGCACGTAGCCCGCTACGGGACGCGCATAGGTTGCCGCCTGCTCCACGCCACGCGCGGTGTCGCTCAGGAGCGAACCAAGGGATGCCGATAGCCACTGCGATCCAGCCGCGAGGGCCTCCGGCGTGGAGGCCCCCTCCTTTATGGCGCTCTTTGTGTGGATGACGGCGCCATACAGTAGCGACTCCGTAGGCCGCCCGTCGCCCACGGTGCCGACCCATTGGCGCGTATCAATCGACCAGGATGGTACGTCTGATTTCGCCAGTCCGGTTGCGTGCAACGTGGCGGGAACGAACTCTGCGGCCGCCACCGCGACTCGCTTCTGAGCGGTATTCGCGATGGCGATCAGGCTTGGTGCGATCCTCACAAAGTCGGCATCAAGTTCGTCGCCCATACGTCGCCATTGGCGTAGCGCTGCGCGAATTGCCTCCACGCGCTCTCGGCGCTGCCGAGCGTCGTACTCCACTGCCACTGACGGCAGGCTTTGGGTCGGCATGGCCATGCGCTACGCCCCGGCTTGCTGCGCCTTCTGCTCCTCGCGCACCAAGTAAGGATCCTCGCCCTCGGCGCGAACCATCTGCATGATCCGCTCGACACGCGACGGCGAGTATCCGTAAATGTCCTCGAGGACTGACTGGAATGGCATGCCGGCGCTGCGCGCCTTGATTGCTGCGTCGGAAACCTGGATGTCGGACGCTGATGCCGGATTGCGCCAACGCACATGCCCGCTACGTGCGGCCTCAGCTATCTTCGTGTTGGACCGCACTAGCGCGAACAGGCGGAACACTTCGCGCAGTGCCGAGGCGTGGGGCCCCTGCGCCACGGCAACCTTTGCCACGAGCGGCGCATCGAGCGCAGTCAATGTCTCGCCATTCACGTTTCCGAGCTCACCGTGGATGAGGTAGATCGGGGTGGATGTCTGCGCGGCAATGTGCTTCACGGCGACGTTGATCGTTGACGTAAACACGTCAAGGCTCGCCGGGTCCCATTGCCCGATGGTCGTGCTCTGGCCGGTCAGCCACAGCAGGCGGCCCTGCTTCAGCGCCTCATGATCGACGGGCTGCTCGCCGACCACTTGCCCATCCTCATCAAGAATCGGCATCTTCGGCGGCGCTTGGCCCATCACCACGCGGGCTGGCATCGATGCGTAGTCTGCCGCCACAAACAAGTACGCCCACAGCAGGTTGACGGCGTTTTGCATCGCGATGGTGCCGGAGATGTCAGACAGCGGCCCCACGCCCAGGCGTGGACGATTGGGGAACTCGACGACCGGCACCACCCCAAGCGGGTTGCGCAACGGCCACGTGGCGTCCGAATTGCCCTGGCGTGGCGCCCATCCACCGCCAAATCCCAGCGACGCTGGCAGATACAGCCCTGAGTCCGAGGTGCCATCGGCGTTGCGGCGCTCGTAGGTCTTGCGCGACCACTTCCACACCTCGTTCGGCGTGTACAGCGTCAAGAACTCGAGGTCGTCGTCAGTCCAGGTCTTGAGCGCGAAGCGACGCACGCGCGGACGCTCCACATCGTGCTCGACGATGACCTGCGACGGGTGCTCCCATGACAGCGTCGGCTCGTCATTCTCGTCGCCCCACACGAGCGCGAAGGAGCGCTTTGACACGGTAGATGTCTGGAAGCCCTGCGCGGACTGTGCTGGGCCGTCGTTGGTCTCCCAGTCGCGCCAGAGCACCTGCTCATCTGCGCTGAGTGGGTCCGTGTCGTCGCCGAGCCGGAATCCATCTACGATCAGACGCTGTGCAGGTGCGGCGCCTACGACGCCACACCAATTGTCCGAAAACCCCTCGTAGCGCCCCTCGTGGAGTGCGCGCCATTCGCGCGTCGCAAACTTGAGGGGTTGCTTGCCATCAAAGTGGCTCTCGGTCTCTTGGATGCTCGGGCGGCGAGCAGCGAGCGCATCGTATAGCTGCATGGCCTTTGTGAGGGCGGCTACGGCGTCCACGCAGTCACCTCCCTCGGGTCACATCACGAATGCGTATTCGTTGGTTTGGGCGCCAAGTGCGCGAACGTCTGATGCGGCCTCGTGCGCCAGCACGTCAGCCATGAGAATGTCGATCTTTTGATGCTCGGACGGCTTGCCGAGGACGTACTTGTCGCCTGCCTTCGCGACCTTGCGGGCGTTGAGGAAGTGAGTGCGCGCCGCGGTCTCATCATCATGCGTCGTGAGACCCTCTGCGCAGTCCTCTAGATAGCGCACGAGGGCCGCGAACATCTGCTGGATGCGGTTCGTGTACCACAAGATCACGCGGTCCTCGCCGAAGGCATCCGCCCACGCGTCCGCCTGCGTCTCCCAGTGGAGCGGATCGACATACAGTCGCTTCACGGTGTATCGGGCGAACATCTCGCGCACCGCTGAGTCAACCTCGCCGCGCGGAATGCGCCCCTCAGGCCACTCCGCCGGGTTCCAATAAGTCGGACGGTCATCTGGCCCATACGTCGGGGTGAAGCGATGCCCGTCGATTGTCTCTGCGCGCAGCGCCGTCCAGTCGCCAGACCGTGACCCGTCAAAGCCGAGTGTGACGGCCGTGCGGGGCTTGACCTCAACGACAGCGGCAGTGGCATCAACGAGCGGCTCGCCCATGAACGCGCCAAGCCCCTGCACGAGACGATTGCCAAAGAAGCGCTCAGCCTGCGTGGGGTCGGTCTCCACAAGCTCGGCGGCCTCGGCGTCAATGTCTCTGATGTTCACCCAGGGGGATTCCGCATACACATATGCGTGAATCTTGTGACGGTCCGCCTTGTTGCCGTAGGACAGATCGGCGGGCGGCTTGCGATAGTAGCGAAAGATGTCCTTTGCGCGAGATTCGAACGCGATCTGCGCAGCTGAGTTCTCCATGGGGTCCCACGGGTTCGTCAGCTCGAGCGACCTGCCCTGGGTGCCGGCGATGCCACGTCGAGACGTCTGCCACGCCTTGAGAATCGAGCCCGTATATAGCCCTGACTCGTCGCCGAGCAGGAACGTGAGCGGCTTGCCGAGCTTCGACTTCGCCGCCGCCGTCATGACGTCGATACGGCCATCGTTGGGTAGGCGCATGAACCCTTCGCGGACCTTCACGATGTCATCGAGGGGTCCTGATCGCACAAACTGCTGAAGCGGCGCGTAGACGTTGTCCACCTGATCCTCAGCGGTGGCCATCAGCCCGATCAGGGACTGCTCGCGCGGAACTCCCATCGCCTCGCCCGGCTCGTAGTGGTACTCCCAACCACAGAGACAACCGTGCTCCGAGCAGCGATACACCTCGCGGCCGCGAGCCCACCCGGCGAATAGCGATGGGCCGACCGCCTCGAAGAGCGTGAGAGCGGCGCCAAACGGAGACTTGCCAGACTTCTGCGGGCCGACGATCACCGAGCGGCGATGCACGAACGGATCGTTGAGCTTAAGCGGGTTTGGCTGCGCCCCCGGGGCGATCTCGTAATGACCAATCGCGCATCTCAACTGCCAGCCGTCCATGACGAACGGCTCACCGCGGTAGACGCCAGCGGTCACGGTGCAATGCGCTGTCGCCCAGTCCGCAAACAGGTAGCCAAGCGAGGCGTTCTGATCACCTGTCATCGCCAACAGCCTCGAGGCGCCGAGCGCGCTCGCGGGCATTCGGCAAACGGGCTGGCGCCTCGGTTTCGGCGCGCTTCGCGGCCACTTCGTCTGTAGCGATCTTGTAGCCGGCGCGATTCAGGGCGTCGTTACTGAGGAGGATGTCGCCCTCACGCTGGCGCAGTGCAGCCCACAGCGAGGCGGGAGCCTCGGGGTCCTCGAGCATGGCCTTGATGCGGCACCAGTCCGCGACCTGCGGGATGACCCACGACCACTGCGGGGTTGCCCAAAGCGCCGCCTGTGGCGTTGACCACGCCCACGCCCACCAACTGAGCGATGACCCGATAGCGGGCCCCGGGTAGTCCGGCACCTCGCCCGTATATCCCTCAGCGGGGAGCGCCGTAAACGCAAGCTTGCGCATCTCCGACCTGCCGGAGCCTGGGCTAGGGGGGGGTCCTGACCTCTTCCTGGCGCCACCACTGGGCATGATTACCTCCTACCCGCATTGCGCGGCTGAGAGCCGCATTGCGCAGGCTCGAGGATGCTGAAGCTGGGCGAGGTGGGTCGGTTTGAACCCTTCGCGCGTTTTTTTGCCCTCCCCGGCGGTCACGCGCCGAGTCAACGAGGGGCCACCCCCCGGTCCATCTGATGGTGCGTCACTGCGTGGCGTTCCATCCGCCTCGCGAGGTGCGAGCGGTGCGCGCATCGTGGCAGTGCTTGCACTTGCCGCGACCGTATTGCGGATCGTTGGGGTCAAGTCCTTGCGCCTCAAGGTCGCGTCGCTCGATTGGATCGTGGTCGGCTACCACCGACCTGGCCCCACACATGCCCTCGTGATGTCCGCATTCGCCGAGGCAAACGCAGTACGGGTTCTTGGCGAGAACCTCTGCACGAAAGCTGCGGTGGCCTCGCGTTGAATAGGGGTTACCTTCGGGCCGCCTAGCCGCCTCGGCCTTGGCGGCGCATGCCGGGCATCGACCCTTGCCGTGGTGAAGATTCGGGCACCCTGGCGTGGAGCATGGGCGCATGGTCGCACTCACGCGCCCTCCATCCTGGCCGTCACGTGGGCGGCTATGGCGTGGCGTTGCACTGCCTCATGGCTGGACAGCCACGGGCCGTCGGGGAGGCTCTGGTGTGCTGTGCGGACCTTGACGTCTGGTGCGATGACGTCCGGGTCACCCAACATGTTGCCGTACAGCGAGCGCTTGTCGAGCAGGGGCCTGGTCGCCACGATGTCGAGCGCCTCGAGCATCACGTCGGACCGGATCGGCATCGGCACGTGCGCCTCGTAGTCCCAGGTGGGCAGGTCCATCATGACAAGACGGTCGCGGGTGGCGAGTTTGCGGCGCGTGTAGATGCCCCGCTCGGCTCGGGTTTCGAGTTTCCCGATGGCCCACATGACCGGCTGAGCGTCGTCGAGCCAGTAGATGTCGTCGGCGGACCAGATGAAGTGCTCGAATGTCTCGCACGCGAGCCGCATCGCGTTGTTGGTGTTGACGAAGACGTCATGGCCTTGCGCCATCGGCAGGTGCTGGTCAGCGAGGCCGAGGTCGTGGCCAATGGTTGCGACTTGGTAGTCCGTGTGGTGGTGGATGGATGCTATGGCGAGCGCCAGGGTGTCATTACGCGGCGACGCGGCTACGGGGATTACCACGACTGCCATGGCTATGACCCGAGGCGCTCCTGCACGATCCGCGTCCATCCGATGCTGTCGAGGTGCGCCTTCGCCTCGCGGGTGCCTTGGTTGGTGGAGATCCCGAACCGCACACGGGTGCCAATGTTTTCCAACGGCATCCACGTGACGCCGGTGCGCTTCACGGCGAGCCACAGGGCGCTGTGGTCTCCACCTTCCCAGTAGGCGAGGATGTCGATCCAGGCGCGCAAGAACTCGCGGGTGGAGTGCGTGTTGGGCAGATAGTGCACGTGTCCGTATGGGCGACCGTTGGGCTTGGCTGCCCACCCGATCACGTCTGTCTGCGGGTAGTCCCACGCCTTGAGGATGGTGCTGTCCACATCGACGTACACCAGGTTCTCGCCGTGCTTGTCGAGTTGTTCGAGCATGAACTTGGGCTTTCCGCGCGTGATGGCGAGGTAGTCGTCACCGTAGGAGCGCTTCACGATGCTCGCAGGCATCCCGACGGCTTTGCATTCGGCGCGCAGACGCTTCGCGTGCTCGGCATACTCGCCGTGTGTCAGCGGCGTGTCCTGGTAGAACGCGACGAGCTTCATAGGTCTGAGATTCCTTCCAGGAGGTCATGCTGTATGGCCTCAATGGGGCGCGTCATGGAGGTAGCGAAGTCGGTCCATTTCGTGTCGCCGCCGATGACCTCGGCGCAGTACAGGCGCATGAACGGTATGCCGTATGACGCTGCGACGATGCATCCGTGGAGCGACGATGAGACGACCGCTTCGCATTCGGCGATCTGGCGACACACATCCTCGGGCTCTTGGCGTGTGTCAATCTCGAACGCGCCGAACGGCGTTGGCCGCATGTCCACGTAGTGCCGCACGAATCCGAGCCGGTGCTTCTTGTGTCCCGCCGCCCAGAAGTGTGATGCCAGCAGGCCAGGATCGCCGAGTGGCACGTTGACGCCGAGCATGTCGGCGGTGAGGTGGCCGCGCACTGCTCGCACGTCGAGCGCTGGCAGCTTCTGCGGGGGATCTTTGTGGTAGCCAGTGCCCCAGACGATCGTGCCAGGCCGGAGCGGTTCGAGGGCGTGCTTTTGGAGGATGGAGCCGGTCGTGAGTATCTCGGCCTTACCGAAGCGAACCCATTCTGTTGTGTGGCCGAGGCGTTCGAGGAATATGTGACCGAGTTCGTCCCCGAAGTTGGTGAAGCGGCGGGGGCGCGCCCACCAGGTCCGTAGGTGCGCCACTCGCCCTCCCAAACTGTCTTCCCTCGCGCGTCAGCGCCAGTGTGTGTGGTGGCCGTCGTTGGCCCCGTGGATGGTGTGTTCGCTGCGGTGCGGCGAGGGAAGCGTGTGTGAGCCTTTTGCCAGCCATGCTCAGGGCGGTCCGGCTCGACGGCTAGTCGGCCGGTGGGAACACGAAAGCCCCGTCCAAAGACTGGGGCTTCCGCGGTCACGCCAATGGCGTTTGTACCAGAGTGCCAACATGCATGGTGATTGTCAACCGACACGCCGCGCGAGCCATTCCATGATCTGCCTGAGACGGACGGCTTCGACAAGCGCGGCGCACAGTTCATCCACCGCCTCGCGTAGCGTTCCCAGCTTGCATGATGTGCATTGGCCACATCGACATGGCCTCCCATCGTGCCATGTCATGCCGCGACCTCGATCCCCGCGAGTTCCACCGCATCCGCGAAGCGGAACATTTGCGGATTGCGCAGCACAGGCACGAGGCGACCGCGCGCGATCCATGCGTCAATAGTGCCGCGTGGAGTCTTCCCGCCGAGCAGGCGTAGGGCTGGCCCGATTTCGGAACGCTTCATGAGCCTGGCCGCGAACGCGCTCGCTAACTGGTCCCGCACATCCGCCAGGTTGGCTTCCTGCTCGCACTGGTCGCACTTGGCCTTCTCGGCGCCAGCCCTGAGCCACAGGTCTCCACCGCAGGCTTCGAGGCATGGCCCCATGAAGCGTGGTGGCAGGGGCTGAAGTACGAGGTTGCGGGTTTTGTCGAGGTAGATCATCGCGTCGTCGCAGAAGTCGAGGGCGATCTGACGGTTCTGGCGGACGGTGTTGCCGTCGTCGTCGCGCACGGGCTTGCCTCGGTAGCCCTTGTCAAGCACTTTCGCGTTGCGCGTGTCGTCTTCGCTTGTCCAGTGGCCGTGGCGTTTCGCGATGAGACGCAGCATCCCTTCGAGGGTGTCTGGTGCGCGTTTCACGTCGTGTGTTTCCATGAGTAGGCAGGTGATGTAGAACTCGGCTGTTTGCTCAAGGTCGTACAGCAGGTCGGATGCCACGAGGTCGATGGGGGGCTTCGATTGGGGCATGACGCGTGATGGTTCACCCTTGCCGCGTCGTGGCTCAAGGTAGAGCCGGATGGTGGGCACGAGACGTGCGAGAGTACGCCAGTTTTCGGCGGCTTCGAGGGCGGTGGTGGTGTCGATCGTCACTTCGCGGTCTCCTGTCGTTCGCGTCCGTCGAGGCTGTGGTGGATGATGAGCCATCTGTCGCCGTCTTCACTTCCGGTATGTAGTTCGCTCGCAGGCCCGCATGGGCATGCGTCCCAGGCTTCGTGGATGATGGCGTCGTTGCCGGGGTAGACGTGGATGGTGCCGTCGTTAACCTCGGTGGTGACCCAGCCGCGCCAGTTGGGGCAGCGTTCTAGATGCTTGCCGCGGATGCCAACGATCCGCTGGGCGCCGCGCTTGAGTCCGCACACGAGTGCGCTGATAGCCCTCATGCGCCCTCTCCGGCCTCGAAGTCTGCGGACCCTTCCTGGGATACCAGGCGGGGGGAGTTCGTCGCTGTATGGGCCGATTCTGGGCCGCTCATCGGCACATCTGCCCAATGCCTGCCATCGCGGATGGCGGCGATGAGTGCTCGCGGCGATGCGATGCGGTCTGTCA